TACGTTGCTTCCTGAGGTATTCAGGGACCCTAACGTGGACAAGACTCCAACCGAGAATAAGATCAAACGCGCGAGGAGGTCTATTGAGAACAGGTACTACGAACTGATCAAAGAGAGTGACCCGGCGATGAGAAGGCGTATGAGACCCAGGCGTGTGGAGGCCCCAGTGAGGTCTGCTCAGATTTCAGGGGATAAGAGGGTCGCGTTACCGGCCGTGCTCCCCGATGCTGCTGCCGTGTCTGTGGTGAGGGAGGCTCGTGCAGGCAAAGAGTTAGCTCCTGGGTTGTTCCAGAAACTGAGAGAGAGGATCACGCAGATGACGCCAATATACTGCAATCAATGTGACGCGGAGGTGTTCGCGCCCCCATACACAACCCCCAGAGGAGCACAGCGCCTCAAGTTCTGCAGCAAGGAGTGCTTCGATAGATACGACATCTGAGATCATACGACACCTGACATAGAATACATTAATAAAAACTTTTCCTCCATTTTAACCAGATCATGGTTAAAATATTAGAAGGAATTGATAGATTTGATATCGGGCTAATTTTCCATAAGAAAATTTTCTAATACTCTGAAATGTTTAGTCATTACCATAGCGCAAAACGGTTTAAAGATAAGATTCAATTTAGTCTCATGTACTCACCCCTGAAACCATCTTTAGAAATAGTTAACTGAGACAAAAACGTTTATACCTCAGAAACACCTAACTGAGACTACTGGGTTTATGTCTTTATTGAAATAATCCTGAGTATGTCTGTTTTTTTCTATGATTTCTCTGGTCTATTTAAAAACATGGCAAGGTTTTGCTTCAATGCTAACAGGAAAGACGCGATGGACTTCCTCAGAACGTTCTACGAACGCGTAGACGTCGACTTTGAGATCGACCAGGTCAGCTCCAATGAGAGCTGCATTATCCTCAAAGACAAACGTGACAAGGATATCTTCATGAACCTAAGTGAGCGTCTGGCCTGCGTAGACGGCTTCTCGCAACCATCGTACGTACCCAAATGGAAAATGATACGCCATATGGGTCCATACCTGGCTCAATATGAGAAAGAACCATATCTTGGATCTGTATTAATAGACGGTACAGGACAGCGACGCCACTACAAACTCTCTCATGAGGGAGAAAAGGCGGCCTTCCTATACGCGGCTCTGCTCGCCTCCCCTATGCGCGATCAATATAGGACCGACCAGGTCTTCATCAACAACTACTGGAACGACCTTAAAACATACATGGACAAAGATCAACCATTCGTCAAATTTGAGGACATTGACTGGCGTGATGTTGTCGCCAAGTACAAGAAGAGGTGCAAAATGGTAAGTGATAAGACCGGTGTTAACAAGTACAAACACGGGTTCGTGGAGGTCGATGGGCAAGTATATACAGCCACTCCGTTTGCAGCCGACGACATGTCCATTTATTTTGGAGAGAACGACAGCGATGCGCGACGGGGGCGTATCAGACGCGCTATCACCGCCGCAGACGTCATCCTCAATCTGTCTTCAGACGCTAAACAGGCTATCCCCAATATATCCGAATTCAAGGAGGTGGTATATAAACCCGGTATGAAGTGGGCCGCAAAGTGGAAACAACCCATCACAGGACGTATCAAATACATGGACATCTTCTTCAGTAACCCAACCGAGGAGGAGTTCGTAGAGAACTTTATCGAGATGTATGAAAGTGACGTAGAGTCCGGCAGCGACGACGGCGACGACTCAGATGAAGAGGGGGAGGAGCGCGACTACGGAGATGATGACGAACGCGACTCGGATGTAGACTCAGATGACTTGAGTGAGGATGACGATGCTCCGGGGGCCGTCGGAGGTGACCTGAGCGTGCGCGTGTCTGATCTGGAGCGACGGGTGGCGACCGCGTACGCGGAGAATATCCCGCGCGAAGAGCAGCTTGACTTCTACACTCTGGACGATGAAGAGATGGATCTCCCCTTCTCATATATCGTGCCCCCGAAGACGCAGTGGGAGTACGTGCTGGACGCGTGTAACTCGGGGTTCGGCGTCGTCGGCAACCTGGGAAAGGTGAGCAACGCTGTGTTGCAGCTCGTCGCGGACGGGGCCGCGATGGCGGTCCGCGATGGGACAGCGCGCGTGCCTGAGGTCAACGACGCGTTCATGAGGTACGCGGAGCAGCGAGGTGTGTGAGATGCCGTGCGAGTACGGTAGATATGAATCGTAAAAAATTATCTCCGGTAAACAAAAGATTCATAATGGCAGATGGTTCAGAAATGCTAACTTACTTGCTCTATGCAGTACTTGTCATCGTGCTTGCCGTCGCCGGTTGGTACATCGGTAACCAGTGGCAATACAAAGAGGTGGGCGCAGTCGTCGGAGGTCTGATCGGCGTGGGCATCGTCTACTGGCACTCGAATAGCGGCAGCAGCAGCTACTCATTCTAAGATTATTCTACGACCCAGGATCTGTAGGATCTCATGCGCGGGGATCAGCCGCAAATCGTAAAAATTTATCTTGTATCGGTAAAAAGAATGCCACGAAGACGATCAGGAAGACGTAGCCGCAGCAGGTCCAGGTCCAGGTCCAGGTCCAGCTGCAAGAGCTATCAGTACAAAAGCCCACGAACTGGGCATTGCAGAAACTTCTCCTCCATGAGCGAGCGCGAGCGTGCCATCGCCCGCATGATCCTCGCCGGACGCAGACGCAGGCGATCCAGATCCAGATCCAGATCCAGATCCAGGTCTCGCTCCAGCAGCAAGCGCCGCTATTAGGTGGTGTTGTCGAGTTCACTCGTCCTTGATCCAAAAATAGTATGTAGAGGTTGGACGGGTCTTGGTTCATTTAGTCCCTGATGTCTATCTCCATCGAGTCGTATCAACTGTTTACCACTCATTGTTATTTTTTGGGAGACAGAGTTGATAGGTCCACAAAGCACATCATACATACAACCCATTACCTCTCGAGGTAATGGATACGATTACATGCGATACAATGACTTCACAATTCAACAAATCTATCATGACCTAAAGCATTACATCTCTTTAGAAAAATGAAGTTATTCTCACTCACGTTTTGCATACTATTCATGATACAGTTTACCTCAGGATTCATCTGTAGTTTTTGTCCCGATGGTGGACTCAGAGAGAAATTTCACTACGTCTACGTCAATAACACACCTTGCTTTGAATTCGGGGACTGTATTGACAAAGGACAGGACGACAACACGTTCTGGATCTCCCAGCTCGACGCCCACCTGAGACAATCCGCATCGTACCTCACGAACGCCTTCAAAACCGTTGAACGTAAGATCTACCAGCCCGCGCGAGACAATGGCAACCTGACTATCTTTGACGGCACACCCCAACCCATGTGCATGCCCAGTCAGGAGCTGTCTCAGAATGACGCATTCTTGAGGAAGATGCATAGCGCATACAGGCTGGCTGAGTTGGCCCGCAAATGCAAGATCATGGCTATGGACATAGTGGCGCAGGTGCTCGCGAGACTACAAACTATCTCAGATGCTTTGGATGTGAGGAAAGTCAGTGATAGGGACGCGCTCGATGCCGTGTGCGACCAGCGCATCGACCAGGACAGACGTGAACGAATATGTCAAAGGGTTAATGATAGAGCTCCCTCAGACGCCATGTCTCTACATCAGCTATTCCCCAACTCAACCAGTGAGGTTAATAGTTTGGTTAGAATTTAGGAAACGCTATAACGGCATCCTGATTATCTCCTTGGCTTCTTTGATCATGATTATATAGTTGTTGTGTTGCGTAGTTAACCCTAATTTTCAAAATTTATCTTAAACTACTAAAAATGTCTAGTGATCCTAACTTTGAAATTGAGAAGCGCTTCGAGAACGGCAACGCCTACATGATCTCCGGTATCCAGATCGCGTCAGGAACACCAACGTCGGGCCAGTTCCTCGTATACAACGCCACCAATAACCAATGGGAGTACGGAGCCGCTACTATTGCAGGGATTCCCATCCAAGCAGGAACCCCCGCAGACGGCCAGCAACTCCAATACAACCTCGCAGCCAATGAATGGCAATTTGTCTAATTCTGTTACGATTCATTACCTCATGAGGTAATGAACTATCTATCAGTATTTGTGATCAGGTTTGAATGGACCATCTCTTGGCACATTTGGGTGCTAACCTATCAACTTCACATTATCTAACCCTGATAAAAATGGGAGCTTCAGTATCCAAAAACGTATCAAATGCGGTCACCAAGGCTGTGGCCAAAGTGTCCTCAAACATCATTCAAAATACCCAACTCTCGCAGGACATGGCCCAGGTAGTCAGCGTCCGCAACGTCCACGGAGACGTTCACATCTCAGGCAACACGTTCACCCAACGCGCCAACGTCAACATGCACGCACTCCTGGACGCCCTCTCAACAGAAGAGGCCCAACAATCCATCATGCAGGAACTGGCCCAAGAGGCCAAGAGCGTCACGTCGGGCCTCAACCTAGGCCAGTTCTCAGACGCGCAAAACACAATGAATCTACTCATGGAGGCCACGATCAACCTCCTCACTACCATCGGCCAGACATGCAAGGCCTTCAGCCGCCAACACCAGGCCATCGTCGTGAAGCGCGTCTCCGGGAACGTCTACATACAGGACAACGTGTTCCAACAGATGTACAACGTCCTCCAGAATTGCACAGAACAGGCCGCATCTAACAACCGACTCCTCCAAGACCTCTCATCCAAACTGTCCCAGACCGCCAGCGCCAAATCAGAAGGCATCTCCGGCTGGGTCCTCGTCGCACTGCTGGCAGTCTTCATCGGAGTCCCCGTGATCGGTGGTGTTGTGGCAGGTAGAGCCATCCTCAAGTTCATCTTCCCCATCATCCTGGTAGCGGGTATCATCCTTCTGGTCCTGTACTACGTCAGAGGCAAGCAGGTCATGAAAGAGGTCGGCTTCTCCACCTTTATCAAGAACACCCCCCTCTGCGCGGCCACAGGAAAGCGTGTCCCTCCCCAGGCCTACGCCAACACGGTAGACGCCTCAAACGCGTGCAAAGACGACGACACGTGCAAGGCATTCGACTGGCAGGGTATCGAGATTGCCCAGAACGGCACCTACACTGTCTTAGACGACCCAGTGACTAGATTCTACTCAGGCGTGTCCGACAAGTGCAGAATGGCCATCAAACCGGATAACGTCAAACTGCTACGATATCCAGTGTTCTTCAAAGGAGATCTCGACCCCAACTCAGACCCAACCCTCGCGGTAGGAGCAAAGAAAGGAGATGTGTACCTCAATACAACCAACGGTGTCTGGTCACAGATGGTCATCCAGTGGCAACCAAGAGGCACGATTACCACACACTCATTTAACAGAATCGAGTGGGGTTACATCAACCCCTCAGTACCCCGAACTGATGGTACTCCATACAGCGTCCCCATGCTAGACTCGCCCGTGGAAAATGATGTGTATGTATACGCCAACCAACACAATCCAGCATACCTATACCTCTTCAGGTACGACACCGCCAACGGATGGGTCCAGGAACAGAAGATCAAGGGACCCGGTCTCGTGCCGGACACACCAGCCGTCATCAACGCGAGCGGCTTCAAGGAAATTGAGAGGACTGCTTGGATGTTGTACGCAGGCATAGCGGGTATCGTCATTGGTGCAATCGGAAGCGGCATCACTCTGTACCTAGAAACAACCAAGAAAGAGAGTTATACAGACTTTGATTGGTAAATAATGAGATGGTATGTTGAGTTTTTTCCATTACCCATAGGGGTAATAGATGGTTGAGTTGTACCCAATTTG